CTCGGTCGTGCTATGGATGACCAGATCATCGCCGCTGCATCTGGAGATGCTTTCGGTGACGAGGATGGCTCAACGGCCGTTCCTGTACCCGATAGTCAACAGCTTGTAGCATCGGACGGTGTGTCTGTAACTGGTACCAATCTGAACGTATTGACCCTGCGTCGCACGAAAAGAAAATTCGATCAAGCCGACGTGGATCCATCAATCCGACGTTATTTCGCAATCACCAGCTCTCAATTAGAGGCTTTACTTGGTGAGACCGAACTGACAAGTTCAGATTTCAACACCATTCGTGCTCTTGTTCGTGGTGAGGTTGACGAGTTTATGGGATTTACTTTCGTGAGAACGGAACGACTCCTTCGACCCGCCGCTGCAATCACATTTGAGAAATCGAGTGGAGCCATTAACACTGGATCTGACACTCTGGCGCAAGCCACTGCTAGGATCTGTTTGGCATGGGCAGAGGACGGCTTACTACTTGCTACTGCGCAAGACCTGCAAACCCGTATTGAAGAACGAGGCGACAAGAACTTCAGTACCCAGGTTTGGGCTCAATTGGGCATCGGGGCTACCCGCATGGAAGAAGAAAAAGTCGTGCTCGTAAACTGTAGCGAAGCGTAAGGGAGAAAGATAAATGGCTAATCTAGATGGTTCAAACTATGCCAAAATCAATACAACCGTACCTTCGGTGAAAACACCCTCCGGTGAATCGGACGGGCGAAAGCGCATCATATATGATTCCTATGATGTGTCTGCCGCTAGTCTAGCCGGTGGTGACGTACTTCGTATGGGTAGTAAAATTCCTGCTGGCGCAAGAGTTTTATCCTGTAAGGCGTACTTCAGTGCTTCACTGGCGGCGACTTCCGATATTGATATTGGTTGGGCGGCCTCTGCTGAAGGTGGCGAAGCTGCTGACCCCAACGGTTTCATGGATGCGGTTGACGCCTCATCTGCTGGAACCGATGAGTCAGCGGTTGGTGATGCTGGGCATTTGAAGAAATTCCCTGAATCTGTTCAATTGCAAGCAACAGTCATCACTGCGACTACTCCGACATCAAGTGGAATACTATCCATGGTGACTGAGTATATCAGGGACTAAACAGGTAAATTTGGGGAGAGTCCTGACGCCTCTTGACGGGGTAGTCGCTCTCTCCAACCTTTAAATTATGGCATCTGAAACAGACATCTGTAATTCAGCGTTAATTAAAGTGGGTGCAAGACGCATCACTTCTTTGGGCGATGGTTCCAAAGAGGGAAAAATATGCACCGAGATGTACCCCAGAAAAAGAGACGAGCTTCTAAGATCCCACCCCTGGAACTTTTCAATGAAGCGGGTCGAGTTGGCCCAAACCATAAACACCCCAGCATTTGATTATGAGCAGGAGTACCAACTCCCCAGCGATGTACTCAGAGTTTTTAAAACAGATTTTGAAGAGCAGACTAATGAGCGGTGGGTGGTAGAGGGTGACAAACTTTTATCCAACACCAGCACAGTAAAGATTCTCTATCAGGCGAGAGTGACCGACACGACTAAATTTGATGCCGCCTTTGTTGAGATTCTCTCATTATATATGGCCGCAGACTTTGCATACGCACTGTCACAATCAGCGAGCCTAGCTAAAAGTTTATTAGATCAGTTTAATGTAGCGTTAAGGGATGCCCGCTCAATCGATGCACAAGAGGGATTTGATAATAACATCGTGGAGGCTTTCACCTGGATTAACGAGAGGTTCTAATGCCAAAATTTCGTTTAATTCAAAACACTTTCTTAGGCGGACAGGTGAGCCCAAAGATTCGTGGCCGCACAGATTTACCCCAATACGAAAATGGTGCTAAAATAATAAAAAATGCCATCGTCTATCCGCAGGGCGGAGTAGGTAAGAGAGTAGGCAGCCATTTCATTAAAAGATCAGGGACCATTGATAAGCTAGCCAATGGATCCAAGGTCGGATTGATCCCATTTATATTCTCTGAGACAGAAACCTACATGATTGAGATATCGGCCAGCACCATACAGGTGGTCAATGGTTCGACACAGGTAGTCTCAACACCAGCACTCCAAAATGTGGTGAGTCATAAACAGGTCGCGTTAAACCAATACGCAGACGCTGATCTTAAATCTATTCAGTTTGCACAAAGTGGTGATCTGGTTTACCTTATTCATCCCAACAACATTCCTTCAATCTTAGTTCGGCTTGGTACAGATAGCTTTGAACTAAGACCTTTCTTTCTAAATGGGGGCGAGGTCGATACAACTTTACTTTGGGAGTCATGGCCTTTTAGAGATGTTAATACCGATCTTGCCCTTACCCTCACCCCCGCAGCCACCAGCGGAGCCACCACCCTCACTGCCTCCAGTTCCTATTTTGATGCTGGCCACGTAGGGGCGGTCTTTAGATTAGATCAAGCAGCCGTCGAGGGTGCGGCCGTAGTCACAGGATTCACTTCAGATTTAATTGTAAATATTTTAGTTCTTTCAACCTTTAACAGCACGGCAGCCACATCCGCATGGCGTGAGAGTTCATGGTCAGACTTCAGAGGGTACCCGCGTGCGGTGTCGTTCTTTGAGTCACGGATTTACTACGGTGGTAATTTAACTCAACCGGACACAATCTGGGCATCACAATTATTTAACATTAGAAAAATGATGTCACCACCCTTTGTGGATGACCCCACCCCAGATCCAGACACCATTTCAGGACAGGTAACACTATCAGAGAGACCCTTTAATTTTACAATTGCCTCAACTGAGGTGAACGAGATTCAATGGTTCTCATCTGGTAAGGCGTTAAACATTGGTACCAGGGGCCGTGAATACATTGCGCGAGGCTCTGATCCAAACCAAGCATTCAGTGCGACAAACGTAGGCTTCCAAGCTGAGACCGCTTATGGATCCTCACACGTTCAGCCGGTGAGATCAGGTAGTGCAATTATCTTTGTTGAAAAGACCGCCCAAAAACTAAGAGAGTTTGTATTTAATTTCAATGAGGATGGGTACAGAGCGCAAGACTTAATCATTCTATCCGAGGACATGCCACGGATATCTATTATGGATAGGGCCACACCCGTAGCGGCTAAGATTACTCAGCTCGCATATCAAACCTCGCCTAACTCCATTTTATGGTGTGTGGATACCAATGGCGGATTATTCGCAATGACCAGAGAACAAGACCAGGGGATTATCGCTTGGCACCAGCACAGGTTAGGCGGTCTGTTCGGTGGTGAAGAGGCAGTCATCGAATCCATTGCAGTACTACCATCTTCGGCAGGCGACCACGATGACTTGTGGGTTTGTATCAAGAGGACCATTGATGGAGATACTAAGTTTTACACTGAAAGAATTGGAAAAGAATTTGAACTAGAGGACCTGACCGGCACATCCACAGACATTTTAGATAAGCCGGTTTACTCCGACTCAGCGATTCTGACTCAGCTCGCCGCACCAGCGAAGATATTCAATGGCTTTGAGCAGCTACACGGCGAGACAGTGAATGTATTAGCAGATGGGAATTTCCAGGCGGCACTCCCAGTAGAGCTTAGTGCTGAACTCATGACCAATAAGGACGCCGAAATAAATTTAGCTGGGCATGTGGCGTATCAAGATGCAGCGGGATCGGTTCCAGTCGATGCCTTGGGTGGGGTACCAAATATTACATTCACAAGAAATACTGTCGGCCCAATCGCAGGGGTAGCCGACTTCCAAATTGCCAAAGATGCCGCAGACAGGCAGGGGGAAGGAATTGGTATAGCCCACGTCCTTATTGCAAATAGTGGCATGGGTAAAAGACATCGGTTATCATTTAAGTATGACGCGTCGGACGCAAACTTCAGTACAGGTGATATTAAAATCTATGTTATTGGTGACACTGGTGGCACTCCTACTCTTATTACCCCAAATGTCGTTAATCTGGTCTCAGCCGGTGGAACCCAAACCTTCACCGCCGACTTCATCGCCTCGCTCGTTGGTACCGGCCACCGAATTGCAGTACACATAAGCACCACTAACGCACTGGCCTACACAATAAATTATGACGACATCACTGTGAAAGAGATGGGACAGATCACCACCCTCAAGGATTTCACTGAGGTTGTGGCTGGTCTCGGATACGCCGCAATAATTCAAACGCTACAAATTGAGGCTGGCTCAGCCATCGGCTCGTCACAGGGCGCAATAAAAAGAATTGATGAATTGATAATGAGATTTAACAGAACAATAGGTGTCAAGGTTGGCCCATTGCTCACTGATCTTGAGGATGTCAATTTCCGCAGTCCCGATGTCCTTATGGGCGACCCCACACCACTATTTACAGGGGACAAGGATGTCTCTTTCGACGGGGGAGTGGACAGGGATGGGTTTGTCGTGATTAAACATGACTTACCACTCCCCTTTAGTCTCACTGCACTCATGATGAGAGGGCAGACATATGATTAGAAGTAGAGAATTTAAACAATCAGATTTAGATGACATCGTCCCAAAGAATATCTTTTTTGATGATCCATTTCTATCAGACTACTCCATGGCTGTTAAGGAAGCTGAGAATGCCCACATCGTTACCTTTGAAAAAGATGGGAAGATTATGGGCATCCTGGGTGGGTCACTCAAATGGCCTGGTCTATTCGATGTGTTTGCCATAACCTCAGACTACAGTAAAACATCTCCACTACAGTTTACAAAAA